CCGATGAAGAATATTTGGTTGAACGGATTAAATCTCTCTTCTCGGCGGTTCCGAGTGTGAATGTTACAAAAGAGATAAAAGAAGCCGGACTCTCCACAATAAAATATTCAAACCGGCTATCTCGACTATTCAGATGGGAAAAGGTATTCCTTGGATACGAATATGATGAAAGCAATGTAAAATACACGGAAGAATGGAAATTTCCGAATCGACTCTACTGTGGAAAAGAACGCTATACCACATGGGGTGGGCAGGAGAAAGAAGGAGAGTGTGAAACAAGAACCCCTATAAATACAATAATAAACATGCTTCCTTCCGAAAATGCCTCAAAAAAGAAAACAGAGAAGGAAAAGAATGCAATAAAAGCCATAGAATGGGCTGCAGAATTCTCTGAATGGGCGAATGGCCCTTGCGTCTTTATTTATGGAAAAGACAAAGGAAACACCGAAAGAGTGGTAGCAGTTAAGGCGAACAATATAACCGTCACTTTTGATGGGAGGGTAATTATAGATAGATATTGATATTTATTGAGGAGGGATTGTATATGAGTGGGGAGAAGAAAGAAAAAAGACTATTGCCGGGGGACTTCCAACGCAAGATAAAATATGATAAATTGGAGGACACTCCAAAGGAAATAGAACAAAGCCGTGGCCGGTTTTTTGAATTTCCAGAAGATTTAAAAGGGCATCAATTTCAAGACCGGGAATTCCTAGTATTCTATTTTGATGATGAAGACGATTACCAGATGGTTCGGGGATGGTTTGAAATCAATACGAAAAGTGCCGTGAGCCACCCGGAACTAAATACAGAGTCATTGATTGAAATGGTAAGAAAGGCGAGGGGGGAGGCCTACAATGGAACGGACAAAAAGTAATGAACATTCGGACTATCTAGAAATTTGTGAAGCCTGTGGGGTTTGTAAAGGTCTTGGTATGAAACCGGGGAGCATGTGCGCCGCATTGAGTAAACAGGCCTCAATGAAATTTCCATACCCAGAATCCTTCCCTCAAAATTATGGAGGTTGTCGGTTCTCTGCTGATGCGATGGATTGCGCAATCCCCATTGCCCTTGATAGTCATAGTGGGTGTTCGTTTAATTGTCTCTATTGTTTTTCCAACAATCTTCAAAGAGCCTTCGACCGGAACAACAAAATATTGCAAACTGTACAGGAAGGTGGTTCTCTATACAAGGAATGGCCCATACATCAGTTGGAGCGATTCCTCGCCCGGGAGAATAAAGACGTTCAAAGTCAAGCTATGTATACAATGATGGATAGGGGAGCCCCTATTCAACTAGGAGCACTGGGAGACCCATTTGATGACTTGGAACTACATAGTGGTTGGGCCAAGAAGGCGATTCCCCTATTCATCAAATATAAGCAACCTGTCCGGATAAGCACTAAGGGAGGAAAAGCCCTTCAAGACCCAGAATATTTACGGTTGTTTGAGAAAAGCCCTGAACAATTTTGGGTTGCTTGGAGCATCATATGTAATGATGATGAGAGGATTTCAAAAGTAGATGTGAATGCTCCTGTAACTTCTGAACGATTGAAAGCTATGAAAGAACTCACAAAAAGAGGGGTTCACTGTAGTTTGAGATTCCGTCCATTCTTACCCGGGTTAAGTGATAGTTACCCAGGAGAACCAGAGGCTTGGAGAGCCCTTATTGAACGTGCCCAACTTTCCGGGGCAGAGGCTATTAGTTTCGAACATATTTTCTTAGCCTCCGTCCTGACCCCCCGGCAAAAAGCAATGTATCAATTGATGTTCCGAGCAATGGAACGACCGGATTTTGGGGAATGGTGGAATTCCCAAAGTAATCAAGCAGAAACATGTCGAAGAGCCACCCGTGAGGCAAAATACGCAATGACAATGAAAGTGTATAATAAGTGTAAAGAACTTGGATTGCGGGTGGGGATTAGTGACCCTCATTTTAAGGAACTCAATGATACCGGGTGTTGCTGCGGGATGCCGGAAGAGGATAAATGGTTTGGTAATTGGAGTCGTCGGCAAATGACTGAAGTCATCGTTCAAGCACGGAAAGCATATGAAGCAGGAAAACCCAGATTAGTTAGTTATGATGATTGGAGACCCGAATGGGCGCACATGGTTCCTCTTACAAATATGGTAGCCGCCGGGAATTGGCATAATTATCGAAGGAAGAAATACAAAACATTCGGAGACCAAATGCGGGATAAGTGGAATGACCCAAAGAGTCCTAGGGGACCATATCAATATTTTGGGAAGGTTCTTGTTCCGGTGGGGAAAGATAAAAATACTGGGGATTTGGTATATGAATATCAACCATGGAATCCAGAACGAGAAAACAAGACTATATACAAAAATCTAATGTAAAGGAGTCTATATGAAAGATATAAAGGGGTCCATAAAAACTCTTTATGAAGTGCGACCGATTCCCTTCTCCTATTCCAAAGGGTGGTGCTTAGAAAGGCACTATGCTAGGAGAACCCCCACTCGTCCTATTATTTCTTTTGGGTTATTTACTAAACCTAGAAACATGTTGGTTGGGGTATGTGTATTTGCGGATATTGCAAACCCGTTCGAGCCGAAAGAATGGAATCCTTTTCCTTTGTTGGAGTTGTCCCGATTGATAGTGGAAGAAGAATTACCCAAAAATACAACTTCCTTCTTCGTCGGGCAGTGTTTGAATAAGATTCCGAAACCAAAGGTAATAATATCATACGCCGACTTGGGGATGAATCATTATGGTTATATATATCAGGCAACGAATTGGATATTCACGGGATTTTCGAAAGGGGGGATGCCCATTTATATCATGAAGGATGGAAGAGAACTTCATCATCGTCATTATAAACGATACATAAAACATCCTTCGGACATTAAAGCAATAAAGAAAACAAGCCCGAAAGCAAGATATTATTATTTTTGTGCAAATAAAAAAGACAAAAAGGAAATGATGAAAATATTGAAATCAAGGTATCCTATTTTACCATACCCAAAGGGTGAATCCATAAGGTATGATGCAAATTATAAAAAGTCAGAATTTCAATTATTTTGAAAGGAGCAAAAAAGATGAAGGTAAACAAAGTTGAATTGCAAGAGGCGTTGGAGAAGGTGAAACCGGGTTTGGCAAATAAGGAACTGATTGAACAAACCACCAGTTTCTCCTTTATGGGAGACCGGGTAGTTACCTACAATGATGAGATTAGCATATCACATCCAGTGAAAGGGTTGGATGTAACAGGGGCAGTCAAAGCACAGGCCCTCTATCAATTCCTCAACAAAATCAAGAAGGATGAAATTGATATTGATTGGGAAGAGAACCAAGTGGTAATCAAATCCGGGCGTTCTAAAGCAGGATTGGTACTTGAATCGGAAATCAAGATTCCTATCGATGAAGAAATTGGGGAGGTTGGTAAATGGGAAGAATTGCCCAATAATTTCTTGGATGCCTTGAAATTCTGTTACCCATGTTGTTCCCGGGATATGAGCCGACCCGTATTGACCTGTGTTAACATTGAGGAGGGGGCGGTTGAAGCCACGGATTCTTATCAAATTGTCGAGTATGTATTAAATTCGAAGATGCCGGTGAAGGGATTTCTACTCCCCGCTGCAGCGGTTCGGGAACTTGTGAGATACAAGATTTCAGAAGTCGCAAGAGGGGAAAGTTGGGTTCACTTCCGAACGGAGGATGGTACTATATTCTCATCACGAATGATTGATAATGACTTCCCGGACACTAGCAAACATTTGGAACTTGATGGATTGGAGTTCAGTTTCCCCAAGAACGTAGATGAGATATTGGGAAGGGCGAACGTCTTTTCCAAGAAGGAATCCAATTCTGGTGATATTCCAACAGTTACGATAGAAATCAACAACAAAGGGATAGTGAAGATAACCTCAGAAAATGAATATGGTTGGTTTGAGGAAGTGTCCCGGTCAAAATACAAGGGGGATGTAGTACGATTTACCATAGGAATTGAATTCATGATGGGGCTCTTTGATAAACTACAGAATTGTGTAATTGGAGAGAACAAAATTGGGTTCAAAGGGGAGAATTGGAGACATGTGATAGCAATGTCCACAGAAAAGGAAGGCAAAGACGAATGAAAGGTTTCTTCGAAGTCGAAAAAACTGCGGTTCCATACAAATCCGAACAGGGATACCATTCTTGCGCTTCTTGTGGACTGTATAAATATGTTTTGACCCCCCGGATGAAACCCTATGGGAAATTCAAAAAGGGGATAATGGTAATAGGAGAAGGCCCCGGGGAGGATGAAGACAAGAAAGGAAAACCGTGGCAAGGGAAAATGGGACGGGCCCTTCAACGAAAATTCAAGGAGTTGGGGATATCCCTTTTTGAGGATTGTATCAGTCTAAACGCCGTGAATTGCCGGCCAGTTGATGAAAAGGGGAATAATCGCCCTCCATCGGACTATGAAATCGCATGTTGTAGGCAAAAAGTAATGGATGTAATAAAGCAATACAAACCAAAAGTAATTATCCTTCAAGGGGGAGCTGCGGTCACCTCCTTGATAGGGTACAAATGGAAGAAAGACTTGGGGGGAATAATGAAATGGCGGGGGTGGGCTATCCCAGACAGAGAATACAATTCATGGATTTGCCCCACGTTTCACCCGTCCTTTGTAGAACGACAGGAAGAACCTAGTGAAGTTGAGGTTCTTTGGACAAAGGATTTGAAACAGGCCTTCAATTTAGTGGATTCTCCTTTCCCGCCATATAAAGACGAGGAGGGTTGTATTGAAATACCAAAAAACCCGGGGCAGGTATTGGAACAACTTAATAATGCCCCGAAAGGAACATTGATGGCATTTGACATTGAAACAACAGGGTTGAAACCATATAATACAGATATTCACAGAATCGTTGCTATTTCTTTTTGCAATGAGTTAAACAAGGCATATTCAATTCCTTTCCCAACCAAGAAAAAACATCTTGGGTTATTGAAGCAGTTGTTAGAAAACCCGAATATTGCTAAGATAGCAGCAAACATGAAGTATGAGGATACATGGCTCAATGTATTGTGCCGAATTTCCCCGAGTCCTTGGAAGTTTGATACGATGCAAGCTGCACATATTCTAGACAATCGTCCCGGGATTACAGGGCTTAAATTTCAAGCATATGTTCAATTCGGGATTCTGGGATATGATGATTATGTAGAGCCCTTTTTAAAGAGTAAAAATAGCAATGAAACAAATAGGATTGTGGAATTAACCAAAGATTCTGATTCATTTAAGAAATTACTGTTGTATTGCGGGATTGATAGTTTGGTAGAATATCGTTTGGCAATATTACAAATGATGAAGATGGAAAGGGGCGTGTAAATGAAACCTGCGGCAACCACCTCAGATGCATATCAACTTATTCATGATGGAATTCTAGCTCTTGCCCGAGCGGAAAGACAGGGGATTCGGATTGATACAGAATATTGTGAACGGAAGAAACGACATTTGGAACGAAAAATTGTATTCCTACAGAAGAAATTGGAAGATTCAACCCTTTACCGACGTTGGAGGCACATCTATGGGAGTAAAACAAACATCCATAGTAATCATCAATTGGCAAGGATTCTGTACAAAGTAATGAAAATTGAACCCCCGAGAATGACTAGTAAAGGAGGGATGGGGGCTACAGATGAAGATTCTTTAGGGCAAATTAATGTACCAGAATTAAAAGAGATTCTCCAAATCCGGAAACTGATGAAGATAAAAGAGACATATCTAGGAGCTTTCATTCGTGAGGAAACGAATGGGGTTATCCATCCATTTTTCAATCTTCATACCGTTCGAACGTTTCGAAGCTCATCATCTGACCCGAATTTTCAGAACATCCCCAAACGGGACAAAGAAGCAATGAGGATTTGTAGAAGAGCTTTATTACCTCGACCCGGGCATCTGTTGATGGAAGCAGACTTCTCGGCCTTGGAGGTTATGATTAGCTGTTGCTATCACAAAGACCCAGTAATGTTGAATTATGTAAGGGACAAAAACGCGGATATGCATTTAGATATGGCAAAGCAAATATTTATGTTTGATGGATTAGACAAGAGTATTCCTTCTCACGCAAGGCTTCGTCAGGCCGCAAAGAATGGCTTTGTATTTCCGCAATTCTATGGAGATTATTATGCTAACAATGCTAGAGGGATTGTTGATTGGGTTCAATTACCTCAAAGTAGATGGAAATCAGGTATGGGGATGAAACTTCCTGAAGGAGATTACATTTCCGACCATTTCCTAAAACAAAAGATGCGGTCATTTGACACGTTTACAAAACATATTAAGGAGGTAGAAAATGACTTTTGGAATAACCGGTTCAAGGTTTAGAATGCGTGGAAGGAATCCTGGGTAAATGAATACCGAAAGAAAGGATATCTGAAAATGTTAACCGGATTCACCTGTTCCGGAGTGATGAAGAAGAATGAAATATTCAATTATCCCATTCAAGGGACGGCATTCCATTGCCTCCTCTTGACTTTCATAATGCTGGATAAGGTTATGAGAGAAGAAAAATGGGATTCCCGACTGATTGGGCAAATACATGATTCGATTGTAATGGATGTCCACCCGGATGAAAAGGAACACGTCGAATCTACGGCGCATAGAATAGTGGGGGAGGAGTTACCGTCCAAGTGGAAGTGGATTAATGTACCTCTCGAAATCGAAATAGATACATACGGGGTTGACCAGCCTTGGATATAACGAATTAAAAATCAGTTTTAAGGAGGGGAGAGTGGGCAAACATATAAACGTACATTAAACAGGAAACTAATGAAAATTACTGGTGAATTTTTGGTAAATAACGATAAATAAAAAGGAATGAGGGGGAAGAAAATGCAAAAGGAAGAAAATAGCAAGGTTTTATATCTAAAATACCGCCCAACTACACTTGATGAAGTCGTAGGAAATGAAGATGTTCTAGAAGTGTTGAAAAATCAATTGAATGGGGAACAGGCTATGCCTAGAAGTATTCTATTCCACGGCCCTACGGGATGTGGAAAGACTACGTTGGGAAGAATTGTAGCTCAAGAATTGGGAGCCCGAGGAAGTGATTTGGTTGAGATTGACTCTGCGGACTTCCGTGGAATAGACACTATCCGTGACATAAGAAAAAGGGGAACATACAAACCCTTAGAAAGCCCATGTCGTGTTTGGATACTAGATGAGGTTCATCGTCTAACCGGGGATGCACAAAGTGCTTTGCTAAAAGCCCTTGAAGATACCCCAAAACACATATATTACATTCTTTGTACGACCGACCCCCAGAAACTCCTGCCTACCATTCGAGGCCGATGTTCTCAATTCCAAGTGCGGCCATTAACCGAGCGGGAAATGAAAATATTACTTCGGCGGGTGGTTAAGGCCGAAGAAGAGTCGTTGTCCAAAGAAGTATATGAGCAAATTGTTCAAGATAGTATGGGGCATCCTCGAAATGCATTACAAATCCTTGCGCAAGTATTGGCAGTTGAAGAAGGGAATAGAATTAAAGTTGCTAAAAAGACCGCAGAAATCCAATCCAAGACTATTGAACTGTGTCGTGCTTTGATTAATGGGGAACCTTGGAAAAAGGTTTCTAACATACTGAAGGGGTTGAAAAATGAAGACCCAGAACAAATACGGAGGGCCGTGTTAGGATATTGTCAATCTGTATTGTTGGGTTCAACTTCGCAAAACGATGGGGTAGCAGGGATAATGGAAGAGTTTGTTGAACCCTTTTTTAATTCAGGATTTCCTGGGTTGGCTCTTGCTTGTTATAGTGTATTATTTGGAGAATGACCCCTAAATGAAAATCAGGGAATGCCCTATAATATAATAGGAAAAGGAGGAAAGCACATGACTAACTTGAACTATGAAGAAGATGTAAGAATCAATCCAGATGCCCTTGATGTAGAATGGCTGAGGCAAGCCGAATTGATGAAAAAATATGCGGCCCATTCCGCAGATACAAAAAGGGAAATGGATGAAATCAAGGAACGATTGGAGATAACAAAAGCCCGAATCGAAATGGAGGTTCGAAGCAACCCGGAAAAATACGAACTCCCCAAAGTTACTGAAGGGGCGATTCAAAGTGCTATAATTTTGCAAAAAGAATACCAAGAAATAGTTCAGGAATATACAAATGCAAAATATGAGAATGATGTAGCAATAGCAGTTGTCCGAGCGATAGACCAGAAAAAAACGGCTTTGGAAAACTTGGTGAAGTTAATGGCAGCATCATACTTTGCAGGCCCGCAAACCCCAAGAAATCTATCGAAAGAATGGATACAAGAACGGGAGAGAAAGAAGCATAATTCAAAGGTGAAAATCCAACGAAGACGAACAAGTGTTTCAGAAAGGAATGAGAATACATGAATAGTTGGGAAGACTTCTTTCTCATCGGATTGATATGTATAGTTGTTATAATCGGATTGATACTGGGAACAATTTTGGTTTCGATATGTGCATATATTGGTAAAATATTGGGCATACGGATATTTCTCAAAACAATAAAAAAGAAGAAAGGGGAAATTGATAGTGGCAAAGAAGAATAGGAAAAGATTCAAGGGTGGTGTAGGGAGGAATGCAGCCAAACAAGCTCGGGGGGCTCAATATGGGCATCTAAATCTCCCGAAGGGGTTACATGTATTTAAGGAAGAACCGGGGAGGGTGCTATTGGATATCATGCCATATCTGGTTACATGCGATACTCATCCGGATAGGGATGAAGAATATGAAATAGCCATCCCAGGAGAACTTTGGTACAAACGTCCATACTGGCTTCATCGTAACATAGGTTCCGGAAATGAAACAATCGTTTGTCCAACAAGTGTTAAACAAAAGTGCCCGATTTGTGAATACCGGGCACAACTCCTCAAGGAAGGGGCGGATTGGAATGATGATTCTGTGAAGGCACTAAAACCTTCTATGCGAAATCTATACCTCGTAATTCCGAAGAACAATAAAAATTATGACGAAGAACCGCATGTCTGGGATATCAGCCAATTCCTCTTCCAGGAGAAATTGAATGAGGAAATCGGAGAAAATGAAGAGTATGAAACCTTCCCAGATTTGGAAGAGGGGTTCACCCTTCGCATCCGTTTCAGTGAAGAACAGCTGGGGAACAACAAGTTTTCAGAGACTTCTAGGATAGATTTCATTGAACGGGATAAACCGTATAAAGAGTCTATATTGGATGAACTCCCGCCATTAGATGACTTATTGGTAATATCGTCCTACAAAACCATAGAGGCATTGTTCTTCGGAGGATTGAACCAAGATGAGATTGACGACGACGATGATAATGATGATGATGATGAAGGAATCGATGAGGATGAAGAGGACGTTGTGAATAACCGTAAAGTAAAAAGCAGGACGAGGCGTTCCGTCAGGAAAAAAGATGATGACGACGATGATGACGACGACGACGATGATGATGCCGACGATGATGAAGTAGAAAGTCGGGAAAAATTTTCACGTCCTAAGGATGACGACGATGATGACGACGATGATGACGACGATGATGATGACGACGACGGTGATGATGACGGTGATGCCGGCGACGATGATGATGATGATGAAGGCGACAGGGAACCAACCCCGAAAGTCAAACGGACCAAATCTACATCAAAATCAAAAAAGGCAATACCAGCCACAAAATCAAAATCAAAAT